CAGAACGAAACCCGTGTTTTATCGCAACTGCATTTCTTTTCATTTATATATCCCATCTAACAATGATGTTCATATCTACGTCATCTCTCTTTTCAAGTGGTGATGATAATTTTCCAATAGCAACCAAGTCGTATTTATCGTTATAAAGACCAATTGTTGTTATGTATGGGTTGAATAAAGAACTAGTTGCATAATCTTCAATAACTTGTGATTGGTTATTTTGATCTTTACGAATAGTCCAATTTTGTGTAAAGTTGAATTCGGATTTACGAATTTTACATATCACTTCATACTCATACAATGTGGTTGTACTACGGAAAGAACCTGTAAACCCATAGTTTGTTCCATCAAAATCAAAATTACCAGTTCTTCCTAAAAATGCATTCCAATATTTAGGTCTTGGATCAGAAATAACAATCATTCCATGTTTATAGAATACATTTCCAACTCTAGCCGTTTGATAAGCATATCCAGTTTCGAAGTTATTATTACCAAGATAAGTAATTTGTTCTGATGTCAATCCTTTATTGTATATTCGCACTTCATCGAGATAACCATTGAAACTTCCCGATAATGTACCATTACCACCGATATAGAATTTATTCTCGTTTGTTGTATTACTTGTAATAGAACCGGTAACTTGTCCAGATAAAACACCATTTATCCATATTTGATAGTAACTCGAACTCTTTTGACATACTATGTGATTCCAAACGGATTCAGATACTGCACTTGATGTAATCGAAAATAGTGACGTACCTGATTTTTGAGAAAACTCAATTTTGTGTTTATTAGCACCGGCTGTTTGGTTATAGATCTTAATATCAAATGGGTAGTTTGTTGCACCACCATATGTTGTTGTTAAGTCACTGTGATTCTCTACTTCAGAAATGACTTTTGTTCTTCTATCTTTTACAACATAATCACGTGTTGTTTGTTTATCAAATAAACTGTTATATGGTTGTGTCAGGTTAGATTGTGTTGGTGGTATGTTTATCCAAAAACTAAAAGCAAAACTTGTTCTTCCACTGAAGTTAAAGTTATTACTTTCCTCCACTCTATAATATCCACCATTTAAGTATGAAGATACTCCACTTGATTGTGATGTATCGGTCGTCGGTATACCAGGAAGATATGTTATTTGCTTATTTCGTATAGCTGTTACATTATTACCAAGTGGTGAACCATCTAAAACATATTCCGTTGGTTTATTCCTAAAATTATACTCTCTATACTTTTCATTGAATCCAAGATATAGATGCAATCTATCATCACCAACCATTTTTGATTCATCAAATGCAAGATCCTTCAAATTACCTTGACTATCATCAACTACGTGTATCTGTCTTGATGACGTTTGATTTACACTTGTAAAATTGACTGTGCCTCGACGAATACCTTCACCAAAAACACCCTGTGGTAATACCATAACAGAACTTGATTCTGCAAGATATGTTACCCGATTGTAGTCTGTCAGTAGTGTTGGTGTTTTATCTTTTCTATATTCCGTATAGAAGTTGTGATCGAGATAATACCAAAGCAGTTTTGGGTCAATACTTTGAGTGGTAAATACTCGTTCATATAAAGATGATGAAAGGTTTGCTACAGCACCGTAATATTTGTGATTTTCTGGATAATAAGCACGGTAAACATTTATGTCATACAACCCATAGTATGTATTTGGATCATTTGCATCGGAGGATAATTCCCACAATTTGTAAACCTCAAATGGACGAACAGTGTAGTCACCCTTTTTGAGTTTTTTCCAAATAAGACTTACAGTATTTCCTTGTTGAAATGACATATTAGTTCAATCTCACTACTACTTCAAATGTGCAAATTTTGCCTTCTGTTTTTAGCACAGGGTTTCTCAATTTCCCCACAGCCAATAATTCTTTTTTTCTATTATATAACCCGATTGTTGTTATGTATGAACTTGGACGGTTTTTGAAGTAATCATATTTCAATGCACCGATACTACCACTTACATATGTATAATTAGTTGACATATTGAATTCAGTTGGTTCTGCACGGCAGAAATAAGTTTCAGTCAGAAATGTTTCAAAAGATCTAGCAAAAAACGAACTACTTGGTCTATATAAATTAGGAACAGCTGCACCACTTATTGCTAAAAATAATCTTCTTGAATTTTGGCCATCTATTGAACTTGTTACTGTGTTGAATGAACAAGATTGGTCTAACACAACACCATCTAAAACAATCAACCCCATCTTAGGAAATACGATTCCCCACGCATCATCTTCTGATTCGTTATAAACCCCATCTCGTAAAGAACCAGACGTTACATAATAATACTCCTGTATTCCTTCGTTTGTAACTATTTCTTGTTTTGAATCTTTACTCTCATCAATTAGTGTAAATAACTTGTTTGAAGTTCCATGTGTTTGATTTCCACTCGATGATAACTCACATAAAGCTATTTCAAAATTACCAGCATCAAGTTTTTCTTTGTATTGTGTTCTATCTAACTGAATAACGTAGAAATAATCTCCGTTTTTACCGTTTTTAAATGGAAACTTTCCATTAGTGTGTCCAAAACATTCCAACATATATTTACGGTACATTGTTTTTGCGGGATAAAAATCTATTTCACCCTCAACATAACTTGACCCCGAACCTGAAATATGACAGTATGTGACATCAAATTGATGATACGAATCAGTTGTTTCCGGTCTTTCATTGAAAACACTAAGATAATACTTACTTTGTTTTTCAGTAAGTGAACTTGTATAATAAGTAGATAGTTTTTCACCAGTACATTTGAATAGACCCTTTGTCTTATACCGTACAGTTGGTAAATCATAATCCGCAATCTTTGAGACTTTCTTGAAAACATAAACATTGTTATCATCTGTTTCCAAATCTTCAATTATTTCATCTATAAAATCATCAAAGCTGTCAAAGTCTCTGTCAATATTATCTTGTAAAACAACAACAGGTGGTGGATCTTGGACTACACGTGGTAAAATTACAATATCTCCATTTGAATCTGTTGTATATCGTTCTGGTTCATCTATTGCAAAACCAACATCGTTTAATTGACGAAGCCTATCTAGTAAGTAATTTCTAACAAGTCGTAAATAAACTTGTTCGACTCTGATACTTCTCATTGCACTAAATTGACTTCTGAATGTATCCCCTGGATTATTCAAAGTTTGTTCTAAAAACAATTCGCGTTCTTTGACCAATCTTAAACTTGCATTTATTTCTTCGTTCGTACTAGATAGAAGAACTTGGTCTATATTTTCTATAGGCACATCTGTGTTTAGTAGTTCCAATTGACTTTCAAATTTTTGAATTGCAATTCTTTCGATTTGATCTTCATTTATTGCAGGATCAAACGTGCCATTTCCAAAAATTGGGGGTGGTGGTAATATTGATGGTTGAAATTCACCTAATACCACCGGTGCCAGTTGAGGTGGTGTGGCTATGTTGAAACCTTCTTGTTGTAATCCTGCGAAGTAATTTACAAGTTGGTCTTGATATACACTACTGATCAATATAACGTACTTTGCAAATAAAACTGTACTCAGGTCATTATAGATATACTTCACATTATTTTGGTCTGATGTATCAAAAGACCAATTTTCTTGTATAGGCAATGAACTAGCATTTATACTTTGTGTCAAAGCACGTCTATTATATCGAAATAGAACTGTTTGATTTTGTAAAAACTGCTTATCTATTTTGGTATAGATTGAAATATCATCAACTTCAGTTGACGGCAACTTTCCAAACTCATAATAAAATTCAGAGTCTGGAAGTTGTTGGTTTAGTCTAACAATATCTATATCTTCTTTTGTAGTAAAAAATATAGATTGTCTTCTTGAAGTTTCTATTGTATTTGGAACGTTGGTTATTTCAACTGTTTTACCAACGTTTAGTGGTGAATCATATCCACCACGCCACAAAGAACCTATAAAGCCAACTTCCTTGATTTCATATTCAGCTGCCATATCACCAGTTCAATCTGATTTTTACTAGAACATCATTATCAAATGACTTGTTTATAGGCTTACTTAGTTTTGCAACAGCAAGTAGTTGATTGAAGTCATCATACAATCCAATGGTTGTTATGTATGTCTGTGGATTTTGGTCAAAACATGGATGTAAAAACTCACCACTACTACCACTTATATATGTTGGATTGTTACTGAAGTTTGCCAATGGCGATGATACTCGAACGAAGTAGTGATTTGTTGTCTTGTATTGTACGTTACGAGCTTTCATGTAATTTCCGCGAGTACCAGAACCACTTATAGATGTAAACAACTTGAAGGCATTATCACCGGCAACATTACTTCCACTAACAGTGTTGAAACCAAGTTCTGTGTTTAGTTTATATGGATCCAATACAATTACACCAAGATTAGGATAAACAACACCATACGTGTGTTTAGTTGCAGTTGCAAATTCCCCGGCATTCAAACTACCACTAACAATATCATATGATACATATGGGTCGTGTGTACATGATATACTGTCAGATCTATCACCAGAGTCATCTATAAATGTCAATACTTTGTTTGAAGACGATACTGCAACATTACTACCAGTAAAGACATTATTTGCATATGAACCACCTCTCAATTCAGCAAGAGCAAGTTCCCAGTTACCTGGATCAACTCTATCACTCATACCTGTTCTTGAGAAGTTTATTACATAAACGTCTTTTGAAGATGTTGCAACACCATTTGTATAAAATACAAACTGTGTCTGTGGCATATCAAGTGCCATCAATCTATACTGTGAATATACTGCCCGAGTTGGTGTATCATTTAGTTCGCCTTCAGACCATGTTGAGCCAGATCCCACATTATGCCCATATGCTACAGCAAAGTACGGTGTTTTACCACAAGAGTCACAATCAGTTACTTCATAGTAATGATTCTTTGAAGCAGTTGGTTGTGTTGAACTTGTGTGATGGCACTCTAATGTTTGTGCTCCATCAAAAAGACCCTTTGTTCTTGCACGAATCTTTGCAGTCATCACATCTTTACCTAAATCAAGCGGGTGATAAACCTTTACAGTTTCTTGTGCACAATCCGCATCTTGTTTTCTGAAATATCGTACAAATGCACCCTGAAGATAAAGTTCTCGTCTACCGTCAGCGTATATCTTATAAACATCCTTCTTTATGACACCCAAACATGGATCACCAAAAACATCTTCTGGTGCCAATTCTTTCTCTTCTAGTCTAAATTCACAATTAGGATCTACTATTTCACCAACATACTCAACCCCACGGCTTCCTTCAATTACAGTTGGAACAGGACGTGGATTGTCATATCTTATGATTATAGTTCTTGATTCATCAGCATATACTGGTATTCCATAATCATCAGTCACATCTTGCACTTCCACAAAGTTTGCTGGTTTTGCAAGTCTACATGGTTTAGTTGGATGTTTCTGAAATGGAGTTGAGCTAAGTGTATTTTCAACTGGAGTATCATAAACTCTACGAGTACCTACAATTCTTCGTGTACCCGGAATAAGAATTGGTTCCAATCCAAAAAATGGACCACGGGGAGTTGGTGGTTGTACAGGTGGTCTTGGTATAAATGATTGTGATGTTATACAGTAATCAGGTTGCTTTCCTAAATTACAAGTTTTTGCCCAATAATCAGCAACAATATTTATATCACTTTTTGGTTGTGGTAATCCAGGTCTTACAGATTGAGTTGGATCTTGTAAGTTAGCAACTACAGCGGCAATATCAATTGTTCCAGTAGATGAGGTATCTGAAAGTATAACGGTTTCACCATTTGCCGTAGTTTGTTTTCCAAATCTTGGTAAGCTCTTTATACCAGGTGAGTTCAGTTCAATAATTGCCTGTCTTAGTTTTGTAGTTGTTATTCTTGTTCCTTCTGTTCTTCTAGTCCCAACTACACCATTTTCAACAGCACTTGTATCAGTTTCATTTATAGTTTCTACATATGATGATATATCAATATATCCTAATAATTCAGGAGTATATGAGAAAGAACTTACATTGTTAGAATCAACTCCAAACAATCTGGCATTACCCGATGGATAACATGTTCTATAAATTGGAAGTAATACTCTACATCCAGTTTGCCCAGGTGTTTTTGAAAATTCAGGACAACCGAATGAATATCTATAATCGCAAGTTGGTTCATTATTCACTATGACAGGTGGTGGTGGAGGAACTGGTGGGATCGGTGGGAGTGTTATATTGTTTCGACCGCCACGTAAGTCAGTACTTCCCAATTGAGTTCCCAAATCTGGATTTGTTCTTCCGCCAATACTAGCACCAGCCGGTGGAGTTGTTACAATACCACCACGTTGAGCTTCAACACTAACACGACTTCTGTCAAGAACACCAGTCCCAGCATTAAATGTTGATGGGTCTACGAATGTCAATGATTGTCCTTGAATAGCACTTCTAAGAGCTACTGATTCAGATTCTGCAAGTGATTGTTCTGGTGGTTTTCCGAATATTTGAACAAATTCTTGTCCTATGAGTTGAGCGTCACGAGTCAACCCTCGGTTCAACCTGTCAAAATATGCTTCTCTAAGCGTAAGTTCCGAATTTGTTGCCATATGTTTTATCTCAATAGTCTAATTTAACTTTTATAACCAGCTCTCTATCAAACGATTTTTTCACTGACTTGCTCAATTTTGCAACTGCCAGTAATTCTTGATTATCATCATATAATCCAACTGTAGTTACATATACCTGTGGATCTCTCACCATAGAATCATACTTAATTACACCGGAACTTCCACTTATAAAGCTATCATTCGTTGTGTAGTTATACTCACCGTTGAACATTCTAACAAAGTAGTACGTTGAAGACATTACTTCACTCGTTCTACCTTGAAAACCTCTTGTTGTATTCGAAGCCATAGCACCACTAATAGACGTAAATAACTTGAAAGCATTATCGAATCCGCTACCAGTTGCCGGAACTCGTTGTGTATTGAATGATGCAGAGGCATCTAGCGCCCGGCCATTCAAAATAAGCACACCTCTATCTGGATAGAAAAGTCCCCACGGTGTAGTATCTGATGTATAAATTCCATTTGTAATGGAACCACTTCTAACATTATAAACGCGGCCGCCCAGCTGAGCTAAATCAGTTGTGGAGGCAGTTGAATCATCAATCAGTGTTATGTAGTTATTACCTGATCCGGAAATTGTTAGTTGCCATGTCTTTGTGTCCATTCTATCTTTGAATCTTGCACGATTCACATTGACAGCATAGATATACTGTGAAGTTTCTCCATTAGCAAAAGTGAATAGTGTATCACCTGCATTCAACAGCATTTGTCTATATTGAGAATACACCGCTTTTGTTGGATAGTCATACAAATTCTGTGTTGCAGATCCTGTTGAAGAACCACTACCTACCGAATCACCATATGCAATACTAAATTGAGATTCGGCACCTTGTAAATTAGATTGACTATTATAAACTTCATAATAGTATCTCTTTTGATTTGTAGATTGTGCAGAGCTAGTATATATAGCGGTCAAAGATGCTTGGCTTTTAGACCATAGAGGGGCTGATACGATTTCTTTTTGATTTGCTGCAATATCAGTATCCTCTACAAACGGTGTAAAGGTTTTTCCATTTCTAAGACTCTTGCGTATTAGGATTTGTTCTTGTGTCATAACTTTTAGTACTCTAATTTCACAGTAACTGATAATTCACTATTGAATGATTTTTGAAGTGGTTTACTCATTTTTGCGATTGCCAATAGATCACCACTATCATTGTATAATCCAATGGATGTAATATAAGTAATCGGTTCGGTTGTAAACCTATTATTTGCAACTACACTTGAGCTACCACTCACATATGTTGGATTATTACTATAATTGAAATCAGAATTTGATATTCTAACAAAGTAAAAATCTTGTTGTTTTACGTCTACCGCACGTGCAGTAAATCCAAATGTTTTAGTAGCAGAGCCACTTATAGAAGTGAACAATTTGAATGAGTTATCCCCAGCAGAGTTACTTCCAGTTACAGTATTGAAAGAAGCTGAAAGATTGAGTGTTTCAGCTGACAATATAATTGTTCCTAAATCTGCATAAACCAAACCATAATAATGAGGAGCTGATGGATTGTGAATTCCATCTGCCAAACTACCACTGACAAGATTTCTTACAGGAGACGGAATTCCATTATATCCAAGTGAATCCGTTTTATCAACAGAATCATCAATCAATTTGATTATCTTTGGATTTGAACCCGAAACTTGAACGAGACTTCCTGTGTGTGATGAATTTATTTTACCACTACCACTTAGTTCTGATAAACAAAGTTCAAAATTACCCAAATCTATTTTATCACCAACTTTACTACGATTGAAATTTATGGTATAAAAATCATAAAGTGTAGTTGAATTTGCATCACCCAAACTAAACAAAGTTTGTGTTGGTTCTAAACAAAGTAATCTATATTGTGAATATATAGCCTTTGTTGGTGTATCACCGGCTTCGCCACCTTGTGACAAAGAACCAGAACCAGCATAATGTCCATATGCAACTGAAAAAACTTGTGCATCTTCACAGTCTAACGAAGCAGAACTCCACACCGCGTAATAATATTCACGTGAAGAAGTTGTTTGTGTTGAACTTGTAAAGAATGTCAATAATTCACCCGTACCGGATGACCAAAGACCACGAGTCTCTATTACCTTTTCGGCAGAAGTCATTGGTATACCGTCTTGATCCAATGGTCTTTGAACACTTCTAAAAATTCTTGTATTAGTCGCCATATTTAGTATCCCTATCGTTTAGTTGAAACTACAACATTCATTAGTTATGGTGCAGTTTGAGTTGGAGGTGTTACTGTAACATCAACTACAATACGTCCACCTGTTTCATTTGCCGTAATAATTACCTTAGTTGTTTTTGCTGTAGCAATAAGTCTTGATTGACTATTAGGCTCGACTCTGAATGTTTTTCCGACTACTGATACTGAGTTTGCTGTCTCTGCATCACCGGCCATAGAGTTTTGTGGAGCTGATGATAGACCTGCAATTTCACCACCACTAGCAACACGTAATGTTAGATATGTACTATCGAGCAATGTTGCAGTATAACCGAGTACAGAATTCAAACTAGCTTCGTTGATATTATTTCCACCCTTATAACGTGTTTCCGGAGAAATATTCGCTACATCAGATGAAGCATCCGTAGCATTCACTGTGATAGATGTACTACCAACTGTAATATATGGTATCGCGGTTGTTCCCTTTGGTAATGTAATCAACTTATATTTCATTGATTGTGTTTCATCTGGAACGGCTTCTGTTATCGGCATACTTTCAATAACTACACCGTAATAGTCTGAGCCGAGTGGGTGTGCGGGATTCCATAAATCGTAATCCACCTCATCGTCTGCTAATGCAAACTGTGTGATGTTAAAATTCTGTCTTCCTTTTGCCAGAAGTTCACGCCCCTTCTTTGTAAGGATAGCATCTACTGTAATTGAAGAGTTGTCTAGATAACCCATTTTGTTACTCCTTGTTGAATATACTGTTACTCATATAAATATACGGTTTCTTTATTTTTATATTCCACTATTGGTGAAATTTTGATTCAAGTTTACTTTGTTCGGATCAACAATAAATACCTCTACCACCGGTTTTCCATCTGGAGAATTTGCCGAGTCCACATTTATATCAGGACCACTCAGTTTACATCCTTCAAATCTATGGTCACGTATCGGTTTTGGTAAATTATGTGGATTTTCAAAGCTTGAACTTGTAAGCGTGTATGAGAAATAATTTCTCTCATCCATATCTTTACTACTTGTGTATGCAAAAACATAAGCACTATAATAACTATCTAATCTGAATGATTGTAGTGTTGAGAATACCGCTTGTGCTTTACCGGAATCATTATCTTGTATCGTCCAACCTTCTCCATAACCAATATCAGGGCTGCCTGGTGAATAGAAAACGTTCTCACGTTTGAAAGTATTTGTAAACGAGGTATTTACAGTTCCAAATACTGTTGACAAACCAGTTCCAACACCTGATGATATACTACCAAATACTTTACCATATCTGTTATTTTGAATCAGACTAGTGTATGTGGTATATATAGAGTTTATTGAACTTGTTGTTACGATTGTTGTCTTATATGGAATAAAGTTACTACGAACAAAATTTGCAAAATGATTGCCTCGTGAACTTGTTATTTCCATCTTATATTGTCTTGCAAATCCAGTTGGCAATACTACACTATTATAGTCACCGACTACGTTTATATCCGGTGCTCCCTCAAAACTTATAGGAATGTTGGTTTCACCTTCAACTTCTTGATATGAACTTTCGTTTTCAAAACCAATCAAAATCGTAGTTTTATTAGAAGAAACAGAAACTTTTGGTGTTCCAGATGAAGAAATTTCATTGGTTCTTTTTACAGTTTCAGTAACTCCACTGAAATTTTTTACTAATCTAACCTTTGACCGTTCAAGAATGTTTGGTTCAACTACGATACCAAGAATTTCATTTACACGTGCAGGTAATGTTTGACGTATTTGATCAAATATACTAAAATCAAATTGTGATACAAGTCTAATATATGCAGTAAAATCATTCTTATTTGGATATTTTTGCCAGTATTGTCTTGCAAACCATTTTAGTCTTGGGTATTCATCCTTGTTTATATTAGAGTATTCTCCAAAATAATCATCAATTGACGTATAACCAATTGCCTCATAAATGTCTTCATTGATTATACTTTGAGGCGAAAATGCAACCATCAATTTATTTGAATCAACTGAGAACTTATCAAATTTAGAAACTTCAGATGATAGATTAGGATCAAGTCCACCAATCAAAGAACCAGAATCTATTCTGACTTTTTCTGCAAATGGTGTATTATTACCAACCGTTGCAACTTCCATATTATATGTTTCGGTTATAGACTCGAAAGCATCATAATTGAAACCAACAAGAGAAGCTGTTTTTGGTGAAGAATAAAATACATTCAAATTTTGATTTGGATGTGAACTAATGATACTCGATGTCAATGTAGTATCAAATTCTTGCCAGAACTTGAACTGTGCCTGTAGGTCATAGAACGATGAGGTCGCAGTATTTCCATTATATGCACGAGGTGCAAGAACATGGTTATTAAAAGGGGACTCTTTCAATGGTATAGACCAATATCTCAATTCAAAAATTGAACCTGAGAGGATCTTATTTGTCTGTGGGTTTGAGCCCGAACCAATGTATAACGTTCCATCAGATGACCAAGCTCTATTATAACTGCCGCTCGTACCACCATTTATAACAATACTCGCAGATTGTTCAATTACAAGTTTACCATATTTTGCAGTTTTTACAAAAACGTCATAGGTCTGATTTGATGACGTAAAGTCATTACTTACATTCCTACGAATCATAAGATTCAGTGGTACATCATCATAGAAATATTGATCATAAAAAGATGCAGATGTATAATTTGTCCCATCACCAATCCAGAACGCAAGAGTTCCTTTCCCCAAATCAGTTCCTGAATTTTTATCCATCGTCACAAACCAATCAACTCTACTTCCCGATTGCTTTTGTAAAAGTGTTTGTGTTGAATTACCGGCATAATTGTAACGTGATTCCGGTTCCATTTTCCATCGGAGTGTAATTGTATCCGGATATTGCCATGAGCCAGTTGGACTAGTTACTTTTTCCCACGGAACTCTAACATAACTTGCCGTTGTTGGTGTTGGGAAGGTGCCACGTAGATTTAGATAATACGTATGTTTTTCCCATTCAGCTCTTGGTATGATTCCTAAATCTGCATTATCTGGTCCTCCGTATTCACGGATAGTCAAAATTGTTTGTGGAATACCATAAGCAGCAAGAAGTGCCTTTATACCACGAGCAGTTCCCTTTGTTTTATAGATGTATGGAAGATTATTGAAAATACGTCTCCATACTTCTTTTGTTCGTTCTTCATAAGACTTAGCAAGATACTTATTTATCGTTGTTTTTCCAGTCCAAATTGGTTCTGTACTTCCACTTATACCTAATGCATATTCCCATAAATCTTTTGTTTGTGTACCATGAGATAGAGTCCATCCCAAGTTTCTTGTTGCATCAAATATGAGATCCTGTGATATACCATCGTTAGGGTGTTCGGTTCTCAAATTCTTTTTTAGTATGTGATCAGTATATAGATACATAATATCAAAGTGCTGACCTAACATATTTACAAATGTCACCGCTTGTTCACTATCTGTATCTTCACGAATGTGATCAGGAAGAGCTTTTGCCAATGAGTAATAATTTTTTGCATCATACTCGTCAGCATATGTGAGTACGTTATCTAACCACTCTTCAACAAAAGAAGATGTATATGAGTAGAAATTGAACTTTCCTTCTTTTGTTGCTATATCATACGAACTAGCAGTTGCATTCAACTCATATTTTGGATATGGCGATATTGATGCACTAAGCTGATATGTGTAGTTGTAGCTGCCGGTTGAATTATAATAGAGATATTTTTCAAATCCATCAAATCCAGTTATTACCTTGTCTTTTAGAAGTTGAATTTTTACACGGTTAGTTTCTACTGATCCAGTTATTGCGTTTATTCTACTTATTTCACCTTTATAAAATTCAATCAACTCCATTTTATATGCAAAGTTGTCTACACGATCTCTTGCATTTGAGTAATAAACAAAGTTTTTGAATTCGGTGTAATCAACATTGAGTGTAACTGGTAAATTAGAACCGGAGACATATCTGTTTATAAGTTGTTCTGACGTTTGTACGTTTTCACTTAAAATCTCTGTCCATGATTTATATTCCGTATCTGATGTTGTCCAATAATCATAATCTACTTCAAAATTTGGCCCCTTTATGTAGGGAATCTCAGGTTCAAACTCTTCTGGTAAAAGGTTTACCGTATCAATGTAAGGTTTCATCAATCGTATAGAAACCCAACACGTAAAGAATATGTCTAATTCTGGACTAAGTGGTTCGTATAATTTTACGAAGAATGAAAATGGATCTCCATCTGAAGTTACATTTATAACATCTACGAGTTTATTTTCACCAAAGTTAAGAACAACAGGTGGTATAAATGTTTTTGGCTTTAGATTTTCAAGAACAAATCTAGCAAGTTGTAGTTTACCATCTTCAGAATCTGCATTTGTCAATGATATTTTTAACTCAGTTCGATCGTCTGATATTTCAGAGATAAACATTTTGTCTTTGGAATCATATGATCCAATAAAATCTCTAAGGAAGTTATAGACTACACGATATTCGGTAGGTGGAACACCTATATCTTCAAGGTCTTTATGTACTTGAAGATTTATACTTGGATATTCTTTGTCTTGTACAATTGAATATGTATCAATATTGTATGCAGATTTTACATATAAGAGATTACGAAGAAAAACATGCATTTCAACATTGAATGTATTTTTTCCTGTTATTGGATCTATGAAATTTGGATCAAATTCTGGAACAACAGTTCGTTTTTCCAATAATGCCAAATCTTCCAAAGGAAAGGTTATACCTCTTTTTGGATTATTATCAAGAACAATTTCGTTTATATTTTTGTACTCAAAGTTTGGCATAATTTATCATCCTATTTTCAACCAACTACCCGATTTGTCAACTACGTTATTTATTTCACTTAGTATTCTCACTATACGAAGTAATAATTCGGGGTCGTTTACATTCCGTATAAAATTTTGAGCGTATGTTTTTGTTGCACTATCTGATACAATTTTATATGCTGGATCCAATTCCAACACCGCTTTGTTTATTATTGATCTACCAACACCCAAACTTCCACCTATATCACGTGACCATTCGTCAAAAACATTTCGTATAACATCACGAAGTTCTTGTATTCCACCTGTGTTTGACGCCAATACCTTTGCATCTGCAAGAACAGCTGTTGCTTTTGTTTTATCCGTAATAGATGAAACTAATGTTTTGAACTGTGATTTGAATGTGTCATTCCATTTCAATATTTGATTTATTTCTTGTCCGGAACCAAAAGAATTACTGTTTGGTGGTGGTGCATCGACCAATACATAATCCAATCGTGTAGGTGGTGATTTTACTTCAAGATTTTTGAAAATATTTGAAATATTATTGTACTTTGAGTTTGGAATTATATAAATCTTGTCCCATTCTGCAAATATCTGTTTGATAATTTCCGCCGCAGGATTTTCTGGATCTGGTTCTGGTTCCACAGGTTTTAGAGCGTCTGCAATACCACCAACAGCCTTTTCAAATGCTGCCAATTGTTTTGCTGCCGCTTCTTCTGATTTCTTAGCCTGTGCTTCAATTTGAGTCGATAGAGCATCGAATGCATCAGTTGTATTTGTAAGTTGTTGTGAAACTTTGCCTTCCAAATCAGCAAGAGTAGCATCAATAACTTCATTTAGAGAAATAATAGTTTCGTCTTTTATAGCATTTTCATCAACAATTTGATTGTGTTTATCTGACAGTTCTTCTATAATTCGTGACAAATCATCAATACCCTCTTGTTTTAGATTCACAATCTCATTCAAATTATCTACTTGATCTGTCAAATTTTCAACTCTCGCCTGTAATGCAGGTACTGAATTTGATTCTTCTACTATAAGTTTTTTCAAATTTTCAACGAAGTCACGATTATCAACAACACCATCGCCGGTTGCATCCGATGGGAATGTTGTATCAAACTCGGAAGCTCTTCTAAGAACATTTCTTTCAGCATCAACCGCGTCTTGAAGTTGATTGAATCCTTTATTGACAACATAATTGAAAGTTTCAAGAGTAAATCTTTCGTCTAATAAATCAACTCGTAATGACCCTTTATTTCTAAGATAGTTATCAAAAGAAATAACTCTACCCAACTCATCTCTAGTTACAGCAACCGTTGTATCTATATCTTGTTTTGTTTTTTTAGTTAGTTCATCCAATAATGAACGTAGTGATTCAGATGGCAATACACCAGTTTCACTTCCAGTAAGCATCTTTCTTACTATAAAATTGAAAAATGGATCAACCGGTTGTGATGTTATACCATCCAATAGGTTTGAAGAATTCTGTATGTTTCCACTATCAATCGCGGCTTGAATTCGTCTTTGTTCCGCGATATATTTTTTCACATAATCATAATCAGTAGATGATTTGAAATCTTTGAATTTCTGAAGTAATTCATCTTTTTGTTGAAATGTTGTTTTTGCAACCCCGACTTTATTCTCGAACCCAAGTTTTATATTCTGTGAAGCAAAGTAATCAACAAATTCTTGATTTGTAGCAAATGTCAAGTTTCGAAATCTTTCGATCAAAGATTCCGCTTGAGTTCTTTCAACATTATACTCAAATAAAAACTGTTCTATTCGAATCATCTTGAAACCTTGAAGTAGTAATTGTTATCAAAGATTTGTGATACATCACCACCACTTGTGTCTACCCGCATCAATACACGATAAAATCGCTCAGGTTGAAACGAATTCATCCAGAGATTGAAGTAATTTCCTTCAGAGTCACAACTTATTTTAGTACCGGTGGTGTCAAATGGAATGATTATTTCATCTGTACTTGCATCTCTAATTTCATAATATGATGATGTTGGTAAGTAGTATTTTTGTGTATAATATGATTGAGTAGTATATGTTTTTTGTGGATAACGTGTATACGCATCAATTCTAATTTTTGCCTTTTCTGCCTCAGTATACGACTTTTTCAAATCAACACCAATCACAACATCTTCTAATGAAACAGGACTTAGACTACCGGTTGTAAATACAGAATCATCCCAAACTACTTGTAGTCTTGGAACATATATTGTATTACTATCGGTACTGAAAAACTTGAGACTGTTTATTGTTTCGTTTGATGACTCTAATTCATTTGAAAACTTAAGAATAAATCCATCATTTTCAAATCTACCCGATCCGGTTATCCATTTTTTTACAATAGAACTAACATCCATGTAAATATCAGATGACTCATATGAGAAAGATTGGGTACACGTTGTGTTTTCAAATGTCCACCAAGTTCCACCACCAACATTTGAAAAATAAGAACCAGTTACACTTGCATAAAGTGCACCAAAAATCAAATTAGCATCTACCCAGCTATCAGATATTTCATCCCATTCATAGTTTAATCCACCTGTGACTGCGGTTACACCCCAAGTTCTTCCAATTTGTTTTGAGCTTCTATATGTCCATGATACACCATCAGTTGTTATAGGTGTATTGAAATATTTCCCCGTCCCATTTACCCATGACCCACTAATTGGATAAGCATATACAGTATATTCCTGTGGTATTTCTCTTACATCAGCGGTTCTGAGTTGTAGATAATATTTTGCGTTCCGTGATATTTTACCGGAGTTTACTCTAGATTCGATGTCTGAAACATCGAATTTCATAACAATACGACTATTATACTTTGATGAACTCCCAACAAGTTCGTGTGACAGCTCTAATATTTGATCTATTCCAGTATTTAGAGATTCTGTTTTTTCATAGATAGTTGCATCAAACTTTGGATAAATGGTGTATATCATCCGAATGCCCTCACTCTACCAACAATATCATTGTCAGGATATTTGATTTCAAAAATTGATGGGTCAAGGGATGGGAATATAATACCATCCTTTGTTGCTTTTTCAATATCGTAAGCGTTTGGTGAATAACCAAGTGTTGTATCGTAGTAATTTACAAATCGAACACTAACTACTGTTTGTACACCATCAACTCTATCAAGTTCAGTAAAAATGTTACTTATAACAATTGGTTGATTTATTTGCCATCTCTTTATATCAAAGTAACGCTTTAGTCTGTCTATACATCTCAAAATAACTTGGTTTCCATTTTGATCTGGTAGCGTGATTATGTCAAACTCAACTCCGATGTTTATTATATAAGCATCTTTTATGTTTATGGCATCAGTTAGCATTCTGTGGTGATTGATATACGTTTTTAAGTTTTCCTTTGTTGCATCATTTATACTTGTAAGTTTACTATTTGCATCATAACCAAGTACATATAAATTCAATGCTAAATCGTTAGCAACTCTATCACTGTTGAAAATAGATTCTTCTGTCAATTGTGTATCTTTTGTGATATATGCCTTTGCAATAGAACCGTATCGTTGTGGTAAACTATATGCTCGTATGATGTAATCTTCTTTTGTTACTGCACGATTTTGTGAAGCAAAAGAAGCCAATGCATTCTGACGAATTTCATTAATACTTTCGCCATCCATACCACCCGTTGCTGGTTGTGGGTTTGTTGTTGCAAGACTACCAATAACTTGATTATACAGTGTTGTATCCAATCCCGTTTCGTCTAATGTTATCGTTCTTGTAATAACACGTGTCAAAATTTCTGAACTGACATTATCTCTAACTCCACCACCTTGTGTATAGTAAACAGTCAGTGTTGTGTTGTTAGGGGCAAGTCCATATGTTTTTGTGTATAAGAAATTTGATGGATCTATGTTTGGTGAAGCTGATGATTCTATTCCACTCAGTGAAGATCCAATCAAATCTGGATTAGGTATTATTTCTTCATCATCAAAATCAGAAACACCGGCACCAAAATTTATTTCATATGAACTTGAAAAGTTATTACCAAATGCTCGTGATGAGAATCTACGTGATACCTTGTTTAGTTTTAAAAGGTATGGAGTTTCATTTCTGTGTAAATTCAGCGAACTATCATTTCTTGGAATATTTGGAACAGCTTCAAATATAGTATCTTGTGCTAAGTAAGGCACGTGATACCACTTATTTGCGTCAGAATCTATAGCGTATAGAATCTCAATAATTCGATCGTCACGTAAAATCACTTTATCATATGGTTTTGGTGAACCAAATACATATTCGGTTGTTTTTATAACCCCCGAAACAGCTTTTACTGATTTCTTCAGTAGATAAAATGTTGGTTCGTTTGTTATATCGTCGACTTCAAAAATTGTAATTTCAGTTGGATCAAACGAACTACTAAATCTAAAATCTACATACTCAATAGTTCTAAATTGAATACCATTATCATTTTCCGCTGCAACTTGCATACCAGGTTCTATAGCAAAGGCGTAATTCCAATCTGGTCTGTTATTTACACCACTCCCAATTGCAGGTATAATTTGAAACACATCAAGAGAAACATTTGCGGCAACAGATGTCTTGGGAGTATATCCAAATGACTGAGCAAGATTCAAGATATTTTGAGTTTCAGACGCTTGTAAAATCATAGATTCTTGTAAAGCAACGTCTGTATAATATGACAATACGTCACCAACGTAGGCTGACATTTCCATGAACATCATTCCCGGTGATGACTCGTTGAAATCTTGGTACGAATTTGGAAAATAGTTCTTTGCAAAATCAATAAGATTTTGACGAAGTGTTCCGAAATCTCTAGCAAGATAACGAATATCTTTTTTTACTAAATCTGCCATTAGTTTTGAGCCTCTTCAATTACACGAATAGTTGCCGTTTCTGATATAAATATCCGTATTGGTAAATATATGTTTGTTCCAGATATAAGTACACGTAAGAAAATACCCACTGCATGATTTGGGTCGTCTACTCTACCATCTTCATTTACATTCAAATTTACGTTTATATCGGTTATAACAAGATATGGGAGCCATCTTGATATAGCTCCTTCGATTTCACCACGTAATCTGGATGAAAAGTCTTCTTCATCTGTTATATTTTCAAAAAGTATTGTTCTAATATCTGTGCCAAATTCTGGTTCAAAATATCTTTCACCTTTAGCAGTCAATAATAAATTTTTCAGATTACTCAATACCTGTTCTTTGTTGGTAAAACTCTTATTGAAAATACCATTTGGATTGTTAAAAGGTAACGTCACACCTATTGGTTTTACCGTTCCAGGTCTTCTCAAATCTTGAACTTGTGAAGTATTTTGATCAACAGGATTCAATAAAAGAGTTTTTCTTCTGAATGCCATTATTATGCTCCTTTTTTCTCATTTAGTTTTGCCATGAGAGCTGAATAATCACGAGTTAGTGCCTTGGAAACTTCAGGAGTTATCTCAGTTTCACTATATCCGTCCGGTACCATATTGATTGAAGCTCTGCCAGTTGAAATCGAATCAGACGAGAATCTTAGTTCAGGATATTCATCATCGTGTATAGCAGACTCCATTGACATTCGTGTTTCATTTAGAATGTCTTGAATGCTATTCAATCCTGTTTTCGATGTTTTTGGTTTATTCTTGATTTCTTGTTTTTTGGGAATACCGAGTTCTTTCATCAAATTCATCCCGTGATTCAATGTTTCTCGATCAATATTTGATTTTTTCGACTCGGTTAGTTTTTTTTCAAGAGCATATTCTATCTCTTCACGAACTATACTTCGTATTTGTTTTAGTAATTTATCTAAGCTCATTTTAGACCTCCATTATATGTCTTAATACTGTATTATAAGCGATGGATGATAATGTTTCATCTTTTTTTTGTAAATCAGAAACATATTTGTTATACAATTCTGTTTTTTTCACACTTACACCGATACCATTTGTGTATGGGGTTTTTACTCCACGTTTGACAACATAAAATTGTTCAAATTCACCGTTCTTACAAAAGCTAGATATACTATCATATAATTTGAAGCCGTACTGTGATCCATTACCACTGGCATCATTTAGGCCAGTATTTCCACCTATTGTATATAATAGTCCTGTTTTTGTAAAACATAATAATGTTTCAACATGACCACTTGTCTCTCCAGCCTTTCGTCTAACAATATAACCACCCGGCCATAACTTTATTTTTTCCCATAGTTCGATACCTGCACTTGTCAAGGTATTTGAATTCCAATGGACACCTCTATAAAATAAAGCAACAGTTCCATTTTCGTCTATACCAGATGAGATATTGAGATTTTTTATTTCGTTTTCTTTTTTAAGTTCTAATTCTTCAATTTCAAGTTGCAAATTAGCATTTATATTTTTTTTCGAATCAATAAGAGCTTTTATTGATTCGACCATTACATAAAAACTCTTTATCTTTTCCTGACTAATTTCGGTGGTATCGGTATTATTTATGTAGTTTTGTTCTTTTTTTTCAGCCTTTTTCTGTTCAATTTTTAGTTGATCTTCTTTTGTTTTTATAATCGCTTCGTTACTCGATATAGTTTTCTTTTTTAGATTTATATCTTTCGTATATTTACTTTCAATTGAAGAAATGGATTGTTTTCCCGGTCTTGGATCTGAGTTGAAAGGTGATTTATTATAATAACCCTCAACTGCACCGGTTGCTACTATATTTTTAGGTTCATCATCGGATTTATAAATACCATTTGAAAATAACATAAAGTTCGTACAAAGACCGCACCAATGTGGATTTGATGCCCAGTTTGCATCTGCACTGTTTGTTTCATCAATAAGATTAAATGTACCAAACCCCCCTTTAGATTCAAATTCCACAGAAGCTGCACGAGTCATTGCAAGATGTATTTCACTACCTTCACCAAAAAGATATGGCCATTTTTTGTTAAATTGACCAACAATTGGCGTGTTCATTAGTAATGCAACATCAATTGGTGATTCTATTTTAAATCCACTGAAAATAGATTTCAAATCATTACCAAAATTGAACAAACTTTTGTACATATGGACTTTTCCATAATCTACACTTGGTGGAGATATTGGTGATTTTGAAGGATCGAGTACTATTCTGGGTGGAGTTCCTTCTTTTTTATGTGGAACAAGTTGACCGTTAATAAGTTTAGAAATACCAGGTTTAGTATAAGGTCGATCTTTTACACCTCGATATATTATACCACCAGAATCAACCTTATTTACTACAACCCATTCACCAAATGTCTTAACACTAGACTTGTTGGGACTCTTGATTTCTTCTGGTTTTTTATCTTCTGGAATTGGATCTAGGTTTTCTTCTTGTTTTGCAGTTTTACCGTCTTTTAAATTAGGATTTGGGCCGGAAGCACCTGTTGAAGATTTTTCTTTTGGAGTTTCTTTTGTAAGTGAGTCGGCTTCTTCTGCTAATCTTTGAGCTTCAGTTCTTTTATCTTTTTCCTGTTTTTCATTACTCACAACGATTGGATTTTTATCACCCAACGGTTTATCTGGTAAATCACCTTGTTTATTAGATACAGTTTCCGTTTTTATAGGAGTTAGTTCATTACGACTATAATAGTCTTCAACTTCACTATCCTCAATTCGACGAACTGAAATTATTCTACTTACCGGGGGTGTTGGTTTTACTACTGGATCATCTTTTTTTACCGCCTCGATTGATAAGTATTTTTTACCATCGGTTGGTGTGGATGGAATGTCTGGTACACTTGGTGTTTCAGGAACAGAAGGTGGAGTCGGTACACTTGGTGTTTCAGGAACAGAAGGTGGAGTCGGTACACTTGGTGTTTCAGGAACAGAAGGTGGAGTATCTAATCCATCTGGTTTTGGAAAAATAAAGTTGAATTCTCCCAATTCAAATACAGAGTAAACAAGAATTGGTATAGATCCAATAGGAGGAAGATTTCGTTTTTTTAGTTCTTCATTTATAGCATCATAATATCCTTTAAATTTACTAGTTAATTGTAAAATTTCAATAGGATAGTTGAGAGAAGACAATTTCAATTTTAGTTGTTCAAATCCACTACCATTGGAAGATGATAGTTTAAATGAATCTAAAAATACAAAGGACGCCGGTATTCTACTAGGTCTAAATTGTGAAAAATTTTTACTATCGGGTAATCTCAAAAAAACTTGTTCCGAAATAGTTCCCCCAACTGTCAAACTGGTATTTGATTCTGGGGAAGTTGGATCATAGTTTCGTAAAAATATCTGACACTCTACTAAAACATACGCGTCGGCCGATCCTTCTGTATTTTGTAAATCAGAAGTAGCGAGTCTTTGAAATTCTCCTACAAGTTCTTTTTTTACTGCATTATTGGACCTTCTTATTGTTGATTTAAGAAGTGGTGTTTGTGTTGGCAAACTAGGTGTATAAAATGCATTTATTGCAGTAACATTTGGGGGTTCAATTATAGCAGAACTATTCTTTGCATCTTGTGCCAATCGAGATGATAAAACATTTTGTAATTGTACAATTTTATCTTCTCTATCACTTCCATATTGTTCAAGTATTTCTTCTTGTGTTGCCATTGATTTACCACACTATATCAATCATTGAATGTTACAGTTCCCGATTTATCGCCTCTTTGCTTCTCAGGAACTTTGACAACAAAATTGTTTGATTTCAATTCTTTGAACTTATTCTTATCTACACTAGAAGCTCCTCCGGAGAATTCGTTCACAAATGCAAACTTACTTGCGAGTTTAGGTAAACTGTTTATAAGTCTATTCATAGCATTTACATAAGAAACGTAATCTCCACTATTCAAAGGAGTTCCTGATGGTCCAACTCCAGTAGGAACTTGGAGTTTTATCAGTGATTGATTCATATCAATTATCACATCCATAAATACTTTCAAAAGTTCAATCAATCTATCACCAAGTATAATTGGTGAAGTTGCATTGAACCCCAATGAAATTTTTCCACCTTCTATTTCTACGATGTTTTTACCATTCAGTGCCAAAGTTTGTTCTGTTGCAAATCCAATACCAGCTTTTGAAAAACCAACAATCTCTTGTTTATTTGCATTTAGAACAATACGATCAGAAGCAAGTATAATTTGATTACCACCAAATAAGTTCTTCCTAAATAGTCCAATTTCCTTGTCAAAAATAGACGGGGTGTACTTCGAGGCTGGTGTGAATTTTACGGACTGTCCTGATGTAAGCCAGATAGATGCATCATCATTATCTGGACTCTCAATGTGAAATTGATTGAAAGTCTTCTCATTTTTTTTAGGATTGGTTCCATTTGAAATGATGGTGATAGGATTTCCCGTTGCACCAGTTCCTATACCCCATGAAGGATTTTGTTGATAACGTCTTCTTGTATCAACAGTTGAACCCAATCTAATCGACTGGCCCCATCTACCTTCGAATATAATATCACCTGAGTATGGTTGTATTGGGAAAACATCTGTTCTTTCCGGAAAGGTTGGGTCGATTATATCTTTTACATTAGTCCTATCTGTTAGCTTAGATGTTAGACCTAATTGTGCATCGGAAGCTTTTTGTGTGTTACTACGATCATCTAAAACAACTCTATTTGCACCAGGTAATCCGTTTTGATGAACAGATGATTGAATGGATATTGGTGATGTATAATAAAATTCTCGACCATAACCTGCACCAGAGTGATATTGAGTTGGTGCTTTACAAACAAAAACAATCTCACCTTTTATTGGTATCTGTTTGATGTTTGCATTTATTGGTCTTGCCTGAATAAGGTCTGTTGGTGAGGCAGCAGAATCAGTATTCAAAAATTTACACAGTATCGTATATAGGCGGCTAGGATTTTTAGTTTCGTAATCTACGGATACGACTTCAGCTGGCGCCCATTCATATTCTTCTGCGTTAAGTATTATCTTTTGAAAGTTCATCTGAGTTTGTTGCCTCGTTTGATTCACCGATAGATTTGATCTCTTTTAGAAGAGCATCCTTTTCTTCATCTGTCAAGAATGAACTTCCTTCTTCGGTAGTCTTTGAAACCATGCGTTGAACAACGGCGGCGAGTTTTACAAGATGTTCATCATTCTTGACAGAAACCTCCATATAATCTTTGATTACGGGAACAAGAAGTGCTGCATCACCTATATTTGTGATGAGTGGTTTCAAGTCCGCAATCAGAAGGTTTATCTGGCGGTCTTTCTTTTTTTGGTTCTCGTAAATATCTTTTAGTAAGTCCGAGAACTTTTTACTTCCGAATATTTCTGTATCAAAGCTCATATAACTATAACTATGTTAGTCCTCAATAATGTCTTGAATATCAAACCAATCCATATCTGCAATATTTCTACCTTCGGTATATGCTTCATATAATCTACCGTAGATTAGTTTGAATTTTGTAATGACGTTTGTTATGTATTGGGTTTTTATACCAGTTCTTTCTCTAATTAGAATGTAGAGTGCCTTTTTATTGTAGTTCTCTATATTTTCACGGGTCTTGAATAAATAAAGTACGGAATCAGCAACCTGTAAATCTCTATTTTTTGAAAAAATAAGTGGTAAAAATTCATCCATTATATCTACAAAAATATCAATGAAGTCCTTTTGTTCGTCTACGAAATCATTTCTGATTTGTTCATTTACGATATTTCTTTCTGCATCTATTGATTCTAATGTGTGTCTTTTCTTGTAGAGATAGTAGTTCTTATTGTTTTCAGCAATTAGATAATTCTTTGCAACAATAGAAAAATATGAGAATGCTTTGAAGCCACTATCACCATCAAACTTACCGATCTTCTCATGAAGAAAGGCAACAACTTCATGTTTTACATCTTCGTGAGAAACATCAAAGTTATAAAACTTGAATCGGTGAATCATTATCTCAGATAGTTTGTAGAACGCTGGATGAATTCTTTTAGTGTAAATGATATTTCGTTCAATAGGATCTTCACAACGATTGTATTCGTTTATAGCGTCTTCTGTTTCTTGTGTAAAGTAGACGTTCTGTTTTTTCTTTTTGATTTCCATCAGAATCTCCCTACTGTTCCACGAACGTCTTTTTCTTCTTCATCCTGTTCTGATTCCAATTCAAGATAAAGAGCAATATCGTTGATTATCTTCTTCAATTCTTTGAAAAAATAACCAGTCTCGTCGTCAGATTCAAATGCACCTTTTCTATCCAATTGTTTTAGATAAGATTGTTGACTCAGAACCCTATTCCTCATTGACATAATGAAATCTACATTTTCCTGTGCAATGGTTTCTAACTTATTATACTTGTCATATAGATTGTAGATAACATAACTCGCACCTAAAACAAGAAGTATTAGGAATGCAACTAAAAACTCCATATTACCCTCTCTTGAATTTTGGCTCTATGATTGAATCAATTACGCCAAGTCCAAGTGCCTCTTCAGGTGAAAGATAATAATCTTTGAGTGTTGTTTCTTTCCAGAACTTTGCATCTTTATTTGAGTTTTCACTCATAATCTGAACAAGAACTTCTTCCAACTTTTCCATGTGTTGTACGTTTGCCTTCATGTCTGATGACTTACCATAAATACCGGAAGACATCTCATGGAACATGATTGTACTGTTCTTTGAAGCGGCACGAACACCTGTTCCCGAACAAAGAAGTAGAGCGGCGGCAGACATAGCACGTCCTCTACAAATAGTGTTCACCTTCACATTCAGTGATTGAATAAAGTCAATCATACCAAGTGCTTCATATACATCACCACCGTCAGAATTGATGATAATGTTGATTGGATTATCCTTCTTTTCTTCATCTCTCATGTGAAGAATAGCCTTTATTCTCAACATAAAATCATAAAGAGTTCCATCTGCAATATCACCAAACATATACAGAGTAGAACTTTCTACGTCAATACCATAGTCAATTTGAGAAAGAGCCTCTTTCCACTTTACGGGTAAGTCTTCACCTTTATCTTCTGTTTTCTTTACAGTTGACTTTTGTGTGTTCTCATCTTCATCGTCATAGAAACCTGCCATAATTCTACTCCTTTTATTTTTTCGTAGTTTTCTTCACGGTCTTTTTAGTAACTTTAGTTTTCTTACCATTTCGAACTAGCTTTGCAAATTCATTGGTAATTTTATCGTCAATTGTTGTTTTCTTTTTTCGTTGTTTAGTTGATTCTTTTATTTCAGTTGGTGGTAGTGTTCCAAACAATGTTTCTTGTAATTCACCTTTGTGATAAACATTACCTTCTTTATCAACAAATTCTACCATAAACTTCCAACCTCGTGGATAACCAGATGGTTTCTTTTCTTCGGGTGGAGGTGCCA